ATATAGAACCAGATTTATTTGTAAGAGTTGATGTTGATGATGAAGTTATATAAGAACTATCATTAGTCCATTGAGAAATATCACCACTTTTATTTGTAAATGTTGCAGTATCACTTGCGTATGCAGTTAATTCACCTTGCACATAACCAGTTGTTGCAACTTTTGTTGTGTTATCGTTTGCACTAGGTGTTGGTGCTGAAACAGTACCAGTAAATGTTGGTGAGGCAATATTTGATTTAGCATTAAATTGAGTTTGTATATCAGAGGTAACACCATTTAAGTGTCCTAATTCTGCGTCAGTTACACTGCCATTTAATACAATATTAATTTTATCGTTAGGGTCATCATAAGTTACAGTTACACCACTATGCGTTCCTGCATTAAACATTGCACCAACTGTATCTCTTTGACCCTCTGGGTTGATACCAAAGAAACTAGCAAGTTCTGATATTTCTGCACGTTTAGTGTGGTTTGCTGACGTATCAGCTATAACAATATTATCATCATTGGCAATTTCTGATGATGTTATTGATACCATTTGACTAATTTTTTTATCTGCCATTATAATCCTTTACTTCTTCTTTTATGTTTGTTCATTGAACTTAATTTAAGTTTTGTTTTTTTGGGATTTCCAATAGATGTTCTTTTTGCAATCCTTATATGCTGACTGTAATTAAATGCCTTGCGTTTAGACATTTTGCCATTGCTCTTTTAATGTTTTTTTGTTTATTAATTTCTTCTTTTTAGTTTTTTTTCTAAAAATACTTGAATAATTATCTCTAAATTTTTTAGAGGGTATATGCACTCCGTCTTGAGCCATTACGATACAATCGGTTCACCAGTATCTAATTCGTAAGTACGACCAGACTCTATAACTATGTTATCGCCAGTTTCAGATATTAAAATATTAAATCCACCACCAGAACCATCATCACCTTGTAAGTTAAAACCACTTACGTCAACTCGTCTGCCTCTGTATCGTGCAGGTGAACGAACATTTTTGCGTTGTGTTAATCTACCGCCTAACATCTATCTAGTACAATCTGTTATGTAGCAAGTGCCACTTTGCGTTGCAAATTTAAGCACTGCAATTTTCATACTTTCTGGTATGTAAAAATATTCAATCGTATATGCAGGTAGTAAAGCACTACCAGTTGTTGCAGTAGGGTTTTCACCTATTTCAATATGAATATCACATGATGAAATTACTCTGTAATAACACATATTGTTATCTAATGCTGATGATTGTGCTGAACTTGAACCTACTGATACAGTTCTAGTTGAGCCTAGTTTAAATGCTGTTGGATAGCCACCTATTGCCATAATAATTACCTCGTTAATGATGTTATGAAAGCAGTGCCACCACCAGTTACAGTTCGCACTGCAACTTTCTCACCAGATGATATGCCTACAAAAAATTCTGACTTTGCAGGTATAAATGCGTCAGAGTCAGTAGCAGTAGGGTTCACACCTATTGCATAATGTGAGTCAACAGTAGTTATTATACGCACTACCATTATACCCTCTGCAATGGCAGGTGATTGCACTGATGTTGCTGACGTTGTTATCTTGTCAGTTTTTTTATCTCTATATTCCATAATATTTAAAATTCCTAAAGATAGCAGGGTGGCTATAAGCCACCCCACTATTATTGTTTATGCGTCTGTTAAATCAAACACTCCACCATTACCAACTGGGTTTTTACACATTAGTGTGTACTCAGTTGTTAATAGGTACGACTCAGAGTCAGAGATTTTTGCAAGTTTATCTACTGCATAGTCTCTAAGAACTCCAAGACCCCATAAAGATGGGTCAAGAACAAGTAAATCTCTTGTTCTCATGTGCCTTGAAGGTGTGATTGATAGCGAACCAAAGTCTGACTCATATACTGAAATTGATGTATAAAGAGTCTTGTCTTTGCTATCAGCTTGGATTGTTGCACCACCAGTAAATGCTGATGAGATTTTTTGTTTGTTGAATGAACCACAATAAATTTTTGTAGCATCACCACCATTATCCCATACAGATTTTACTACTGCTTTAAGCATATCCTCTGTTAAGGCACGTCTGTTACCAGTTGATGCGTCAGTTCTGGCATTAGAGCCAGTTCCGTTTGCATCAGCACCACCAGTACCTTTAGAAGTATTAGCTGAAATCCAAGAATTGACTCCTGCTAATGCTCTTGCAGTTGTAGTGTTACCAGAGGCTTTAGCACCATTTTGAAACAAAGTTGTTTCTTGGTCTGTACGCAACGATTTCCCAGATTTTGCCAACACATAGGCAGAATACGTGGACACCCCTGCATGGTCTGTAGCATTTTGCGTACCAGATACAGCAAAAGCCTTTGCAGAGATTTGACACATATTGTCAAGTCTTGTCATATCAGTTTGTGCAGTGGCAGTGTAATTATCGCCCTCTAGTTGTTTGTTTGTTGCACTTGGTGAATCCAGTGCGTCTTTTAGCCATTCCATTTTAGTGGAAGTAGCTTTTGATTTAGCCAATGAGCTTAAAAATGGAGTATCAAAAGGCGAGATATTAGAAATAGTTTCTGATAAATCGTCTTTTAAACCTGCATTAAGTTCAAACGTATTGACTGCATTTGTAGTCATAGCCATGTCGGTTATTCCTTTTCTTTGTTAAGTTTAAAAAAAAGAATTACTACTCAAACAAGCCTTTTAAAAGTTCAGTTGCGTCATCAATAGAGCCAGTCTTTTTGAACCTTGCCATCTTATCTTGTTTTACTCTGGCATTTTTAGTTTCCTTACTTGCAACAACACCACCTTTTAATACTGGTGTTGCACCTGCAACTTTTTGTTTAAGTTGTGGTTTGCGTTTTTGTAAGGCTCTATATTTCATGCCATCAGCAATTAACTTGACATATCTATGGTCATTAACTTGACTTATTTCATCTTGCGAGAAATCTAATTCTTGCAAATAATTTACTAAGTTTTTGTTAAAACCATCACGAGTCTCTGGGTTCTTTAACTCTGGGATAGTCAAATACATTTTCTTTTGTTCTTCTTGTAAGAACTTTTTATGCTCATCAGACTTTTGTTGTTCTATATAAGCATTTTGTTGTTGTATTTGCCTTGCCCTCGTTTCCAGTTCGTATCGCTTTTGCATACCCTTAACTGGGTCAGATTGCATTAACTCGTCTAAACCTTTTGCGTCAAGTTGCAGTTGTTGTTTTGCAAAATTTTGCATTTGGTCTAGCTGTGCCAGTTTTTCTGATAAGACTTCTTGTTGCTTGGACTGTTCTTCTTTGAACTGATTCCTTTCAATCGCTAATGTTTCAGTCTTAATTCTATAATCGTTATCTCTACTATAACCTGCCTTTAATTCATCAAGACTGACATCATATTCTTGACCTTGAACCTTGACTGTATAAGTTGGTTCTGGTTCTTGTTCAGATGTTTCTTGAGTAGGTTGTTCTGTCTGTTCAACATCAGATAACTGTTCACTTTCAGCAAGACTTTCATCAACTACTGCTAAATCCGAGTCATTCGGTTGTTCAGTGTTTGGTTGTTCTGGTTCTGCCTCTGCGACTTGTTGTTCAGAGTTTTGCTTTTGAGGTGTTTCACCTATTTTATCAAGTTGGTCATTTGCGACTCCACTTTGATTTAATAAGCCTACAATCTCATTTGCAGTGCTTTCTAATGAGCCATCATTTTCCATGATAGTTCCTTTCGTAAACTAACAAACATAAGTGTTTGCTAGATTCATCAGTTCCCTTAATGGGTTGACCTAGAATACTTTGGGTGCTTGTTTACTTTGTTCTGCTAACTCGCCAGTCTGCATTATTTCTTGCAGGTGTGCTTTTACAGTTGTCAAAGTATTATAACATAAATAGATGTTGGTACGTTCTTTGTCCTCATCAACTTTTGTTAAAAATATTTCTTCTTTATAAAGAGCCTCTAGTTTATCAAAAGCCTCTTTTATTAAAGGTTCATCTAGCAACTGTTTTGCTTTATGACCTCTACTTATTTCTTCATTGCTCATAAATTATGTAGTTGTTTTAAATTTGCCACCTGCTTTTTTGTATTCCTTCGATAACCACATATTTGCATATCGGCTAGGGTACACATCAAACTTGGCTTTAGCTTGAGCCTTTTTTTGTGCATACAGTTTTTTATTAGTTGGTGTTCTTGTTCCCATTTAGACCTCACTCATTTGGTAATTTAAAATCTGCATTTTGTATGTTTGGTTGTGTTAATTGTGGTTCAGCAGGTGCGACTGGCGGTTGTATTCCACCTCTGGGCATAGGCACATTCATAGGGTCATTAGGTGGTATATTAGGTTGTGGCATTGGCATATTTTTATTAGCAAATGCACCCACTTGTTTCATTGCCTCAGTTGACACTTTGGCTTGTCGTTTAATTTCTTCTTGGTCTATGTTCTTTTGATACTGTAGTTCTAGTTCTACTATTTTTGCATCAAAGTCTAATTGTTGTTTTTCGTTCTTCATTAACAATTCTTGATGTTTTAATTCTAGTTCAGCAAGTTTACGTCTATTCTCACCCTCAATTTGTGCCATAGATACTTTTTCAAACTCAGTAGGTTGTGCAGGTTCTTCTTCTGGCATTGGATTTTCTTCTGGGTTTAAGAAGAATAAATCTACATTCTTTAATCCTGCACTCTCAACCATCATCTCTAATGTATTATAAATTTTACTTAGGTTTACTAATGGTGCTGATGGATTACCTTGCGTTGTTAGTGCTTGTACTTGACGTTCTAAAATATTATTTAAGAAAATCATTTGTTGGTCTTGATTACCAGTGCCTAGACCAGATGTAATAGATATATCACACCTATCTCGCCATTCCATTGGTTTATAAGTTACAAATTTATTTCTAATTCTGATTATATCTTCTTTGTCTTGGTATTTAACAACACACTCAAGTATTTTTTTACCTAAATCATTAATACCAGTGTGTGCAAAGGTTCTAGCAATAAACTCTACTCTTTGTTGTGCTTGGGTCATTACTTGATTTAAGCCAGTTGATGTTTTGCTGTTTAATGCGTCAGCATTTAAACCTTGACCAATTTTAGATACACCAGTTCTTTGTTCTTTTAATTCATCATAATATGTTAGCAATGGATATGCAGTATCACCTATTGATTGCACTGGCATAGTTTGTATAGACTCCATTGGATTGCCTTTAGTTCTTACAATCATGTTGGGTCTATTAGATAAAATGTCTGATACGTTTACCCTGCTATCATCTATTGCCAATCTATTGTTCTGTATGCCATAAATATTGTCATTTAAGGCTCTCATTACATAAGTTTTTACTGATTGTACGTCTTGTACTAACTCAGCTATTGAACGACCATACAATCTATGTGGCATGATAATTGGTGTAGCTGTAACAAATGGAAAGCTATCATAAGCCTCATCTGACAACAAAGTTTCGCCATTATTACCTGCAACCACAAACTTTCTCAGTTCAGACTTACCAGTGCCAGAATAATCACACTTCACATAACATTCAAAGACCTCAACCTCTTGGGTTGATTCATCAGTTATATCTCTTTGTATACTGTTGTGTATATCGCTATGACGAGTTTGAAACTCGGTGTTCATGTCCTCAACTCGTTCTGTTGGCAAGGTATCTACAATATCTCTATCAAAACCTAATTCAATTAACTCGCCACGAGTCATCATTTTCTTTTGTGCAATAAAATTTGCATCATCAATGCTTTTGGCATTGCTCTCAACCAAAATTTCCTCTGGTGGAATACTCTCAATACAAGTTTTGCCTTTTTTAGCAATTCTATGAATGACCACATCATGCAACATAGCAATAGGCATTTCCATAGGCATAGGCATTTCACCACCCATCATTGCCATCACTTCATCAACTGGTGGTTGTACTGGCATACCCATTTCTTCACCATGAGTTTTACCTGCCATATAACTGCCATCTGGCATTTTGTGAGTATTAGATTCATCTTCATACTCAGTATGCTCTATCACTTCTACATCTTTATCATCAATAAGCATTGTGTACTCATCATCTGATAAGCCAAAGTAACTTTCCCTTGTTACTTTGTCAGAATACTCATGGTACACTTTTAAAAAGCCATTCTTTTCAAGCAATGCGTCTTTAATAAAGTTATGCAGTATGACCCAACCATTATTTTTCTTAAAAAATATGTGGTTTATATAATCAGTTGATTGCTCTGCTATCTCAACATCTTCCGTACCCACTGGCTCACAATGAAACAACTTATTAGATTGCGTAAAAATACGCATAAGGTTTGCCATCAATGGTTCTATTGCGTCAGATACATCACTAGATATAACTTTTGACCTACCATCTATCTCATTGCCCATTGGGTTGCCTAGATAGTAGTCTAATGCAGTTTCCCTAGTCTTAGATAGATTGCCAGAATAAAAACCTTGAGCATTGGCAATATGTTTGCCTACTAAAGACTTTACTGCATCAGCAGTCATCATCTTTTTATTTTTTTTAGCCATTATTTCTTTTTGCCCTTAGTTTTTTTCTTTTCTTCTTCTTTTTTTTTCTTATTCCTAGTTCTTCTAGGTTGTCCGTAACCATAATTTCCCATTATACTAATCCTATTGTTTCAATTTTAAGTGGTTCGTTCCAATCACCTCTATTTGCAGTACCCATTAATGCCATGCCATATCTCAGTGCATCAGCACAATGACTATGCTCGTTATGTGCAGGTCTATCTCGATAAACTCGGTGTCTGGAATCATAAACTTTGGTATATGACTTTAAATGGTTAATGCCCTCTGCACATCTACCCTCATCAAACCAAAAATTTTCAAAATTATGCCTTACTGTTGCAATTCCATCTGCAACTGGCAACTTGGGTGCTATCTCGGTGTCTTTGACCCCTAGTTCATGTAATATTTGCAGTCTTGATACACCTAATGATAAATCACGCACCCTAACATCATGTGGTAATACTATTCTTGAGTAGTCATAAGATTTTTTTTCTAAAACATCTGCAAGATACTGCAAACCCTCACCTTGATATTCTAAAAAATCAATAAATCTATATTCATGTTTATGTCTTTGCACAAACCACATAGACGTTGCATCATTAATGCCTAAATCTATGTAAACCTCAGTCTTTAAATCTAAATCCTCATCAATTTTGCCTATGCGACCCTCATCATAAGCCTTTTGCACATACGCACCATAATAACTGCCAGACAAATTGCTTTCAAAACTACATTCAAACTCAGAATTGTAGTTGTCCATGCCCATTGTATTCTTGGCTTGTTCCAATTCGTCTTGAGGTACGACTTTAGTCAGTGAAACTGGCATAAGCATACTTGCCCACTCATCACCACTTTCATCACTTTCAGCATATTTAAAAGTTTTATATAAAATATTTTGTAACTTAGGTGTTCCAATAAAGATACACCTTGTTCTTTCACCCTCTAGGTTGTCTCTATCAACCATTGCAGGTCTGACAATCTGATTAAATAGTTCCTCAGTCATCATTTGGAACTCATCAAGACAACATAGGTCAATAAATCGACCTCTTAATCTTTCACCACCATCATTTGCACCAACCAACTGCATACGACTGCCATTGGGAAACGTGCAGGATAGTTCAGACTGGTTAAATTTAACATTGGGTATTTGCTTTGCCATCATCTGCCAGTAATCAAAGTGAATAGCCTTTGCCATACCTATTGTTGGGCAGACAATATACCCTCGCCAGTTCTTTTTTTTGGTTTTCAATGCCTCTCGAATAAAGTGTTGCGTCATTGCATAACTTTTACCAAAACGTCTATGACATACTGCAACTACAAACCTATGGTTATCAATTAATTCATGTAATACTTTTTGATAAGGTCTTGGTGTATAATCTAAAACAATTTCTGGCATAATTTAGGTACAAAAAAAGGGTCAATTAAGACCCTCTTTTTGATTTATTTAATTAAGGTTAAGCAACTTTTTTAACTTCTTTCGTTGCCTCAACTTGTAACTTCTCAATAAAGTTCACACCTTTTTGAGCATCACTACAAGCCTTAAAAATAACATCTGGGTTATCTTTAATAGATTTTTTCCAACCATTAAGATACTTAGCACTAGACTTTTTAATGCCACTGCTAACACCTAAGATGCAACACTGAATTGCAGAACCAATCTCAGCTACTAATTCCTCATAAGCATAAAGTTCTGCTCTTAATTTGTGGTCTCTTAAATCAATATCCTCATA